GTCCTGATACCGAATAAGTTATTACCTTCTTTAGCAAATCTACTAGTACCCCATCCACTCTCTAATGCTGCTGTACCTATAATTAGTTTAATGGGTATGTCCCGGTGGTCAATTGCTTGTATACACCCTTCTACCCTCTCTATGAACTTTTCTTTAACACTACTAGAGTATACTATAGTACTCCATAGTATACATATAACTAACACTATATATCTCATTGGGTAACCCCCCTCTTGGTTCATATAGGGGTACTATTAAAACCACCTTGTATCTTGGTGCTTTCTACCGAGAGCATTTTCCATAAATCTATCTAAATCTTTTTGTAAAAGGTCATTCTTATGCTCATTAAAGGCCAATACTTGGTCTCTATCCATTCTTTCTACCCAATAGCCCACAGCAATAGATAATGCGTCTAAAGCGTCATCATGCCTTAAAGAACCCTTATCCTTTGTTATTCTAGTCATTTGTTTAAACAATTGGTGGTCTACGTCTTCTTTAAAATCTTCTTTGACTAATTCTTGGCTAATAACTAGCCTATGTTGGTTCATAACAGGCTCTAGAGTGTCTATAATACGTAATTCCTTCTGTTTAGAGTGTCTTACCTCTTCAATACTACAAGGATGTATTCTAGACATTATAGGCTTCAATAATTGTGTAGCCATCCCATCACCAAAGTTACTCTCAATAACAACATAGTTAACGTCATTATCTTTTGCCATTTGGCTTAATCGTTCTAAAGTTTGGTCACTATATCCACCTTTCAATCCGCCAGCAGCAGTCAAATACAAGACACCATGCAACATTTTAACTATTGCATAGCCAGTTCTGTCTTGTCCACGACCTGAGGGGTCAATAGACATAACAGAACCTTCAAATGGAGCATATTCATTGCTCATGTGCATTGGGGCTACCCAATAGTCACCTTTAAGTCCTACATTCGGTAATTCACTGTCTATGGCTTTAATTTGTTCAATACCACCAGCCCATTGTATCTTTGCTGGTGCTTCTTTCCAAGATTCTATCCCAGAAACGCATATTAAATCGTTTAATTTAAGAGGGTACTTTTCTAAATCGCTTAATGTTGTATCAAGCATAAATTGAAGAGCAAAACCACTACGACCATAAGATGCTTGACGTTCCATTAGGTCTACTTCATCAAATCTTTTAGGGTCTGTTGGCTTACCTTCTAATTTTTTATCTTCTTTTAATTCATTTAATATTTTAGGAGCAAGTTTACTGCCTAAATTTATTATTTGAGTTTTAGTAGGATATAATGCAGTCCATATTCTAGTGTCGAAACCACGTTCTTCAAGGTCATTGTATAATGACATTTCAGTCTGTGGAGTTCCTAGGAATACAATACGTCCTACTTCAGGTTTGATGATAGCGTCAAATTCTTTAACAGTCTCACCCAACCTATCCCTCATTAATTGTGTTTGGGAATTGTTTGCTGACTCAACGTCATCGGCAATAATTAAATCTGCTCTTGACCCGGTTAGCTGCGATGTAACGCCTAATGATTTAACGGAAGGAGCGTGAGAGGCTCTTGCCGGGGCTACATCAAAACTTACTTTAGAATGTCTTTGGTCATCTCTAGGTGCTAAATGTTTTAGTATAGGCATTTCACCTATTAGTCTTTGAGTAAAAGTACTAAAATCATCAGCACGGTTTTTAGATGCTGAAACAACAAGTATGTTTCTTTGAGGGTTAAGTAATAATTGGTGACATACAAATGCAGATGTAATCCAAGATTTTCCTACACCACGAAAAGCTTCTATAACGATACGTTTAGAACCGTTTTGTAGGTAGTCTGCTATGTCATATTGTATAGGGGTAGGGTCAGGAAGATTAAGATGTTTCCATGCAAGGTATAAAAAGTTTTTGAAGTTTTTTAACTGTGGCTCAATTTCCTTTTCTTTTGTTTTAGACCGTCCCACCATAACTGGTGTTTTCTTCTTCATCAAACGGTAAATCTTCTGTTATATTTTTAGGTGTTTCTTTTTCTATTTCTACACCAAATGTTTTACAAACTTCCAGACAAACCTTGAGTTCACTAGCAGTAAGTTTTTCACCGCTAGTGAGATACTCATAGGCTTTGTCTACTAAAAGTGTCGGAAGGATTTTGCTTTTAGCTTCGAATGAGTTAGCCACTAAAATATACTATTCCACAATACAATTAAGAGTATTGCTGCTACTCCATAAATAAATAATTTAAGTCCTCTTGGTAATCCTCTCCATGAGTATTTAAATTCGTCTAAAAAATTTTGCATTTATTCTCCTATTTCTTTTTAAATAATTTAGTTGCACCCTTAATTCCAAAAGACGCACTAACAATTAATCCTAAACTGTAAAAATACCAGTCAGGCGTTTGCTCTAAGGCTTGAAACCCTCTTTCTACATAAGTAACTGTAAAAGGTATAAAGCACAAAATTAATGGAAGTGAGAAAACAATAGTTAAGTATTCATCTTTCCACGAACCTTGTGAACCTTTAATTGCTTCTAAATCCCAGTCAGCTTCACCTTTTATTTGAGCTTCCATTAGAGAAGTTTTAGCTTTTATTTCTGTTACTTTTTGTTCAGCTTTAGCTTTTTTTGTGTCTACAAAGCCTTTTACGCTTGTAGAGACAATATCAACGACTGGCCCTAAAAGTAAATTTAGCATTTGCCACACCCACATTTACATTTATTTTTTCTTACTAAGAATAGTAAGATTACTAATATGATTAAGTTTAAAGCTGAAATATCATTCATCAGTAAACTTCCTATCATGTCTGATTTTTTATCCATTAGTATCCTTTAGGTTTTGGCTTTGGTTTTGGCTTTGGTTTTTTTGGCATTTGTTATCCTATCTTTAAAATTTTCATTATTGTCCATATTGCACCGACTGTAGCACCAATCCACATAACAGCTTTAATACTACCTTTGCCTGTAGCCATTTCTTGTTTAAGTGATTGTATAGCTGACCTATTTTCTTTAACTTCTGTCTTTATCTCATCTAAAGATTTTTTAATGTCAGCTACTTGTTGTTCCCAATCACTACTCATGTGCAACTCACTATTGATGACACTATTAAAATAAAAGCTAATACAAAAAACAATGTTCGCATTAATATTTATCCTCTAGTATCTTTTTAATTTTTAAATTACCTTCTGCGTCAGGTTCTAATTCAGCTTTTACTAATCCACACTCATAACGAATAACATTACTTCTATTATCAGCAAGATTACGTTCAGCCTCACGTTTTAACTTTAAACAGTTTGACATACCACTAGTTAACATATGACCGTCCAAACTACTATTAACAAACATACAAAGTGCGAATACTGTTTCAACTACCATTTTGTCTTACCTTGTCTTTTAATTTTTCTACATCACCTAAAACTTTATCCATGTCTTTTTGTAACCTCTCAATGTTAACTCTGTTATTCATCATAGACTCCATTTCTGTTTGTATTTTTTCTAATTGCGTAGCTGTAAACTCAATCAACATATACTGTTCATTGTCGATAGGTTTTTGGTCTGCGGCTTTTAATAAGTCAGCTTCAAATAAAGTTGCTCTTAGCTCTAAATTATTTAATCTTTCAATCGTCCCAAAGTAAGCCCACACACCTATTGCTGTCGCTATAAGTATACTTATTAGGTTTCGCATTGGCATTGAAATTGCCGTATTTTCTGAAATTTTCATTCACAATCAGGACAAGGATTAATCATTTGCACTATCCCATTCATCTTGTAATGCTTTCAATCCATCAGTACATTCTTTTTCAGTAGGTTTGCTTCCTCCATCATGTACTATTAAATTTGCATAAATTTTATTTCCACTATCTGACCAACCAAACCATTGACCTTTTCTCACTGTCACTAAATAATGTTCTATATGTGTTGGTCTCATTTTACGTGTCTCCTATTCGTTTAAAAACTACATAAGTTACATTTTGAGCTGAGTCACATTGTGTGTGTGCATTTCCATCTTGACTTGAAGTACCAAATCTAACTTTTACATTTGATGTATCTGTTACATCAATTATTTTAACTAAAGTTGATGTTCCATAAACTCCATTTCCAGTCGCACTTCCCCAAGATTTAGAAGCATTACTATAAGAACTATTATTTGTTGTTACTTGCATTAATGACTCAATATATTGATTATCTCCTGCACCAGAATAATTATGAACAAAAGTGATTTCCCATACCCCTGTGCTTGGAAAAGTCCATATGCCTGACGAAACCGACATCCCTGTACCTAAATTTATAGGAGAGTCATCATCTTCTCTTTCCCAATTAGAACTTATTGGATTAACGTCACCTTGAAAGTTTGTGGTTACTCTCCATGTGTCAGCTTCAGTAATTCCACCTTGAACATAATTACTTGTAGGCAAAGTGCCAGTAACTCCTTGTGCTAAATTTAAAAATGTCTGTGCCATCTATGGTTTCTCCCAAACTGTATGTGTTAATTTTCCATCGCTATCTCTAGCAAGTAATTCATCATATTTATCTTCAGAATAATCTTGTGGTATATCTCTTAAAGATTTTCTCCATGCTGTTTGTTCTGAAGTCATTTCGCCTCTTGAAACCCACCAATCAGTTTGTTCTAAAAACTGTTGTCTTATTCTTTTAATTCTAGAAAGTTTAGACGCATCACTATTATATTCTGCAATATCTTTTTCTCTTTGTGCTTTTTCCTCATCTGTAAAAGGGGTAGGCACACCATTTATTATATTAATTAATTCACTCATGCGTTTACAATCCCATATACTCTAATGCTATGATACGATAATGTACCAGCATTTGTTTCAAATTTAATTCCATCTGCATTTTGATTTGCTGTAGCACTATTAGCAAAATTACCTACATATAATTTATCACTACCACCATTTTTAAATGAGTATGTTCCATTTATCATGTGCCTTCCAAAAACATCTGTATTAGGGTCATAAACAGTAAAATCAAAAGCAACATAATGTGCATTACTATCACTATCTATATCTGCTTGTGCAAAAGCTCCATAAGTAGCTGTGTGATTACCATAATTATTTTGTGCTTGGCTTTCTCCATCAGTTATATAACTTGTTCTTTCTAAATTTATGTATTCATTTGAATTTTTATCTGAACTACTTGCTCTCAATCTAAATTTTATCCAAGTATCAGTAGATGGAGCAATCATGCCTATAATTCTGTAAGCTCTGTAAGTAGAAGAAAAAACACTATCAAAAGTAACTGCAGCTGCTGAACTTGAACTCTCTGAGCCACCAAGATAAACTAATCCACCACTAGGAGCTTCTGCCCAAGTAAGTCCACCAGTATTACCAGATTGTGCTGTAAGCATATATCCGTTTGTTGGTGAGTTAGAAACTTGGAGTTTACTTTCATTAATTGCTTCTGCACCTACTTTAGGTTGAGTAACAGCACCATCTGAAACTGAAGTTAAAACTCCAACTCCAAAATGTTTTATTCCATTACATACTGAACTACTACTAGGAGTAAAATCAAAAGTAACAGTCGAGCCTGAAACAGTATAATTTCCTGATTGAATAATTCCGTCAATTTGAATTTGTAATGCGTCAGCACTTACTGGTACGAAAGCTGTTGAGTTTTGTGTTAAGTTGAAAGTAGCATCACTTCCATTAAATGTTAAATTATCGAGAGTTGATATATTATCTATTTGGTCAATCCCTCTGCCTATGTAACTCATAATTTATCCATTTCTTGTTTTAGTTTTGTCCATGTAATTTCTGAATGAGGACAAGTAGTAGTTACTATTGCAGTTTTTCCATTTGATTCTGTTCCTGTTTGCCAACTAATATTATTAAAATCTTCTTCTGTTTCAATATCTCCATTTATTGTGCATTTAACATCAGACTTTAAAACTCTTATTGCTGTCCAAAATTTTTCTTGATTATCCATTATGCTGCAACCTCCATTAATAACATTGCCATTTGCGAACCCCCACTATTAAAATAATAAGTGTTAGCATTAGTTTTTATATAAATTTTATAATCTATTGCTGAAGTAGTATTGTGCGAAGTATCAACATAAATAAATGAAGAAGTCGGTTTTCCATAACCACCATTTGTTGCATGATTAACATTATCAACCATAGCGACTTGCAAAGATGAATAACCTCCACCTCCTATTTGTCTATAAAGTGTTATATCTCCTTCTGCCGCACCTCCGCCATTACTTCCTCTACCACCACCAACTTGTACTATTATTTTAGAGTTAGTTGCACTTGGTGTAATTTGGTCTGTGACAATAGTTGCTGCATCACTTGTAGAACTTGTTGATATGCCATCATGGGTATAATAATATTGAACTTGAAGTACTTTACCACCACCAGCTCCAGAAACACTACCAGTGAAATTAAAGGTTTGACTTAAATCAATTCCACTAGGTTTAAGTAAAGTAAAAGCCATTATTCACTCTCCTTTGGATATTTTGTTTTAATTTCTTGAACTT